TAAACCAAAAAGGTCGTGATTCATACAATCGTGCTCATGGCGGTCATTTAAAAGCTCCTGTTAAATCTGGTGTTAATCCTCGTAGAGTTTCTTTTGCAGCAAGATTTGCTGGAATGATGGGAGCTATGAAAAAACCAAATGGCGAACCAACAAGAAAAGCATTAGCATTAAAAGCTTGGGGTTTTGGCAGTGTTGAAGCAGCAAGGAAATTTGCCAATGCACATAAAAAATCGTAATTTAGCTAAAAAATAATATTATGGCATCAGTAGATAATAACTTTTCAGACTTTGTTGGATATTTAAAAAGCTCTTTTGATCAATCAGTAGTTTGGCATCATCAAACAGATTCTTATCCAGTACATAAGGCTTTAAATAAATTTTATGATGGGATATTAGATTTAATTGATGGATTGGTAGAAAGCGTTAGTGGCGTTCATGGTCGTCCAAAGGATTATGAAATTGATGAACCAGTAAATTATAAAAATCCAGAACAAGTAATTAGTTATTTTAAGTCTTGTTATGATATGATTCAAAAAGATAGAAAAGACATTTATGAAGAAACTTGGATTCAAAACCAAGTAGATGAAATAGCTCAATTATTTGCTGAAACGCTTTATTTATTAAGTTTAAAATAAATTTTATGAAGAAGCCATTGAAAATGATGAAAAAAGAAACTGTGCAAGCAGGGGGCGAAAGGCATGTAGTTTATGAAAAACCAAATAATCTTGGTAAAGGTAAGAAGGGTGATATTATGGTTACCCATCCTGATATTGATTTAGGAAAATGGACAACAATTGATTTAACAGATGTTGATCATAGTATGACTATAGCTGAAGGAGTTGCTGCTGTAAAAAAATGGCATAAAGAACATCCAGAAGCTTATAAAGATAAAAAATAATGAAAAAATTATTATTAGTTTTATTAATATTAGGTTTAGCCTCTGCATTTGTTTATAATAAATCAAACAAAGCTGACCTTGCTCATCAAAAAGCTTTAGTAATAGTTGAAGGTAAATTTGCTTTTTGTGGTGCATCTGGAGCAAAGCCAACAGGTAAAAAAATAATGGTAGAAGGAAAAGAATTTCGTGAAGGAGTAGCTGCTTGTCCTGTAATGGATGGTCCATCTATTGCAAATAATATTTTAGTACCTAACCCATCAATTACTCCTGATAGTACAGACAAAACTGTATGGTCTTATTTTTGGTATTATGATTCAGTTCCACAAGCACCAACTTGGGAAAAATTGCCTACCGTTAATCGTACATTTACAATTACCAAAGCACCAGATAGTAGCATGAGTAATATGTGGTGTATGCCTTGTAAAATATTACCACAAAGAGTCAATGGCGTAACTATTGCTGAATGCTTTGGTCCGCTTAATGAATTAGCGTTCCCAATGCGTAGAGCACTTAGAGCTCGTGTTGGAGAAACTTCTGTAACACAAGCTCCAGTAGGTGCAACATATCCAGTTGGAACAATTATACCTAAGCAGTAGGCGGTTCTAATATTGCTTTACCTGCATCTGTCAAAGGGCGTGCGTATATTCTTAATTTTTTTCCTGTATTTGGGCACACAAAAGTAACTCCTGCATCTAAATATGCTTTGATTACTAATTCTATTGCACCATCCGCATCTGGACTTGCTCCAATTACATGAGGTTCATCATAATCAAATTGCATACAGAAATCACATCCATCTAATACTTGTGCATCTGCTGGAACATTTAGTTCCTTTTGTTTTTTAGCCATGTTTGTTTATTTTAAATTTTAAATTTCATTAATATCAACTATTTTAATAGTTTCTCCTGATATATACGCATCAATTACATCTTCAATTATTTCTCTTTGCTCTGGTTTTAATAAAGCTATTTTTTCAAGTATAGCCGGAACAGCAAAAACATCGCTTTCTATTTCTTTCTTTATTCCAAGCCTAACTTCGTCAGTAAGAAACGGGTGTGTAATAATATCTTTAAAAATCCAATCTATTTTACTAACATAAGTCTTAAATAATCTTTCTCCTTGACTATTGGGAAATTGTCTGCAAAAATCTTGAAATTGTTCTTGTGCCATTTTTAAATTTTGTATAGCACCTATAATATTAGCACTCATTTATTAAAATTTGTATGTAGCTCTTCTATTGATTTTAAATATTCTCTAGCTTTTTCTACTTTGTGTTGCATCTTTAAAATATCATCTTCATTTCTATCTACATTAAACATTAATATTCTTTCCTCCATTGCAATATCATCAAACTTCATATTTAATTCAATTTTAATTGCTTCTTTTACAAATTCTGGGCTTTCTTCTGAAATTACATCCATCTTTTTTAGTAAGTAATATTTCTCTTGTTGAATTATATTATCTGGAGTATTTACAAGACAATAAGCAATGGTAGCTTTGGTTTTACCAGTAAGCCACATATAACTTTGCATTTGCCAATAATATAAATTATCAAGCTTGTCTGGTATGTTGCCTAAGAATGTCCATAGATCATAACTAGATTTAATATCAATAATCCCATCATCAATAATATCTGGCAATCCTGTTATGTGTTTATTTGAAAATCTTTCCGTATTTTTAGCAAAAGGTTTCTTTAAGTACATTGACAATAAATCAATTGATTCTTGTTCTACTTCAATACCTTTTTTCATTTGCTTTGTTTGAATATCTCTTCTCCTATTATACTTTTCAGAAATATATACATCTAGCAAATGTTTTTGTGCAGTCTTAGAAAGCAAACCAGCTTCTTTATCAGCTTTGGCAATAGGTTCAGTCATTAAATACCCAACAGAACTTGCTCTAATTAATGTTTCGCTCCAATTCATAATTATAAAGATTTAAGTTTTGTGTTATAACATTCCAATACCTCTGGATTATTTTTAGCCATTAACTCCCAAGCTTTTAATTCTTCTTTTGTCTTGCAAGAATTTATAAACTCTATGGTTTTTTCAGCTAAAGATTTTTTTGATTGGGTAGGAATAATTTCATCCGGAACTTCTTGGTAAAAGTCACCTAAATCTTTTAATCTTATTACATTTTGCTTGTGGTATTCTTCTACTAAATCCCTAGCAATATCTAATGCTTTATTAGCAGATTCGCCTTGGTTAATAGCAAATTCAACACCGATTTTTTCAGAAGAATAATTACCTAAATTAAATGTTCTAGTGTAGTTAATAGTTTGTATGTGCATAGTAGTTTATTTTATTCTGGTTACAATAGTTATGTTGTCAGTAGATTTAATCTTAAATTGTTTGTCTTTATTAACTTCTTTTTTCTTTAAATTAGATACCATAACCATTACAGAGGTATATGGATTTTCTAACCTAAGATGTTCACCTAGAGTAAGTTCGGCTACCTTACTGGAAACCGAATCTGGGGAAATGTTTCTTGCCATGTTATTTGTTTTGACACAAAATTAATTTAATTAATTTAATTAAAAAAATTTAATTTAATTTATTATATTTGCATTTCATACGCATAGTAAGGTTTAACAAGTATCCCCCTTCCGTTTCTACGGCGAGGGGCTTTTTTATGTTATAACATTGTCAAGTTATAACTTTACGACTGGGGGTGGTCTAGTCAATCCCTAGCTTTACTTTGGATATCACAATTTGTGATGTTCACGAATACGTGAAAGGTTTAAAAATGTGAACATTTGCGTAGTATAACTACTGACAATTAACAAATTATGTCACAATTATTTGAAAATCAGTGACATATTTACCCTAATTATGTTACAATATTTTACATATTGAACCCTAACTATTTGACACATTATGCATGAATATTCAGAAAAATTCATGCAGATGTTACCAATTTGGTTACGTTACCAAAATGGTTAAAGTTCGCTATTAGAGAACTTATCGCTCACAAAAGTTACCTAATAAGACAACTTTGAGCCGTATTTGAGCGACAATCGGCTCATTTATGAACGATAAAAAAAACCCCATGTCATTCTAAAACATGGGGCTAAACTAATCTACAAACTATGATAACCACCGTAAAAATACAAATTATTTTTCAATAAATTTCTTTTTTACCAAGTTTAGCTTTGCCCTGTATTCTAGGATTAAGCCTTTTAGCTCATCTTTTGTAG